AATGGACGGAAAACCAGTTTATCCTACATTTAGAAGAGATACTCATGTATCTAGTGAGCCATTAGTTCCTACAGATCAGAGTGATGTAATTGTTGGCATAGACTTCGGAAGATCCCCTTCAGCTGTCTTTTGCCAACAGTTGCATTCAGGTAGATGGATTATATTCCATGAGATTATTGGTAAAGACATGGGTGCTATTAGATTTGCAGATATATTGAAAAAAGAGATATCAAGGAATCAATGGGATAAATTGACATATAAATTTATTGGAGATCCAGCTGGTAATCAAATGGCACAAGTATCTGAGCATACACCTTTTATGATGTTAAGAGCAGCTGGTATCAATGCTTATCCAGCACCATCAAATGATATATCTGTGAGAGTAGAAGCAGTTGAATCTGTAATAAATCGTATGACAGATGGTTTACCATCATTGAGTATTAGTCCTACTTGTACAAATCTGATATCAGGATTTGAAGGTGGCTATCAATATAAAAGAATGTATTACATGGGCAATGAGAGATATGAAGAAAAACCTGACAAAAATAGATTTTCACATTGTCATGATGCTTTGCAATATGCTTTTCTAGGTGGTGGAGAGGGTCGAAAAGTCATGCTGGGTGGACAAAGAACAACCACCCCCACTATTGTGGAGAGGGTAAGCAACCCATTTGATCGTATGAAGCGTAGAAATAGTCGTTTTAATAGGAAAAGAGCAATATGAGATGGATTATATGCTTTTGTGAAAGCAAAAACATAGGAATTTGGAAACTTTTTACTAAACATCGCTTTGGCTTTTCTCATGTTTATGCAGTAAATTATGATACTGAGTTAGATATTTGGAAAAAATTAGAATTAACAACAAATGGTTTTCAATTTCATACATTAAAAGGCGAAAAAGCTACAGAATTAGTCCTAAATATGCATTTAGGTGGTGAATGTCTAGAAATTGATATAAAAGATAAGCCAATTTATATGCCAAGGCTATTTTATTGTGTTAGTTTCATAAAACATCTATGTAATATAAGAAAATTTTGGATTTTAACTCCATATCAATTGTATTGTGAATTGCGTAGATTGAAAGGAAAAGTCATCTTTGATGCAAAAGATTTATTGGAGCAATCAAATGGGTAGTATTTTAAGTCCATCTAAACCAGCACCTGATCCTGAATTAGAAAAGCGAAAAGCAGAACAAAGAAGAATAAATAAAGAAGAAGCTGAAAGACAAGCATTTCAGAAAAAAGAAAAGACTAGAAAGATAGCAAGTAACCTAATAGGTCAAAAATCTTTGCAAAGTACAGAATTAGAAGACTTTACAGGCTTCAGACGTAAGAATCTTACAAAGAACAAAACTATGGGAGGTGGCTACAATGCGTGATGGGTATGGTGGTGATTCCGATCCAACACCTTCAGGTGGTACAAAGAGTCGTTCTGAATATCAAAAGGTAATGAACAGATACAAGAAAGCCAAAGGTAGGTGGCAGAATTGGTCTGATATTTGGGAAGAGATCTATGACTATGTTTTACCACACAGAGAAAGTTTCTTTGGCGAATATGCTGGTCAAAGACGAACAGAAAATATATATGACGAAACAGCAGTAACTGGACTCCCTAGATTTGCCTCAAGACTACAGCTTGGCTTTTTTCCTCCTAATGGTCGAGCATTTAAACTTGCCCCTGGGCCTGAATATCCACAAGAGCAAATTAATTCACAGTTACTAAAAGAGCTTGATGATATTACAGAGTTGTTACATGAGGGACTAAGAAATAGTAACTTCAATTCTGAGTTTCATGAGGGATTACAAGATCTTGGTATTGGTACAATGAATATGCTTGTTGAATCAGGTCGTTTTGTTGGTGATCTCCATTTTACTGCTGTACCACCTAATAATGTAGCATTGTTATCAGGAGCTATGGATCAAGTTACTGATTGGTTTAGATGGAACTATGATTGTGAGATTACCGATATTAAGCATAGATATCCTGATGCCAAGTATAGCAAGGATATGGAACTTATACAGAAAAGAGATCCACATAGAAAAACTAGAATTATTGAAGCAACCATGTTTGATAGTGATGATAAATTTAAAGATGAATATACTTACTATCTTATATCTGAGACAGATAACCACATACTTCAACAACAAAAGCTAAAAGGTAAAGGATCATTACCTTGGCTTACAACTAGATGGTCAAAGTCTGGTATGGAAGTATGGGGTAGAGGCCCAGTATTACAAGCTATGCCAGCAATAAAGACATTGAATCTTACAGTACAACTTATACTTGAAAATGCTGAAATGGCTATAGGTGGTGCATATGTATATGATGATGATGGTGTTTTTAATCCTGATAACATAACAATACAGCCTGGGACATTTATACCAAGAAGCCCAGGGTCAACATTAGAATCATTACAAAGTCCAGCAAGATTTGATGTAGGACAACTAATATTGGAGGATATGCGAAGAAATGTCAGGAAGGCTATGTATATTGATGAACTCGATTCAAGAGCAAATGCAAAGACACCATTGTCAGCAACTGAAGTTTCAGAAAGGCTTGCTGACGTGGCAAGAGATATGGGAGCAGTCGCAGGGAGAATGCAGAAAGAATTTCTTCACCCATTGGTTGAAAGAATCGTTCATATATATTCGGAACAAGGTATCTTGGATATACCGAAAGTTGATGGTAGAGAAATAAGAATAGTACCAGTATCTCCATTGCTAAGGGCTCAAGATCAACAAGATGTTGCTGATTTTGTAAGATTTCAGCAAACAGTATCAGGAACATTTGGGCCTGATATAACACCAGCATTATATAATCAGGAACAGGTTATAAGATATCTTGCATCTAAGTTTGGTGTTAAGGAAGAATTATTGGCTAGTAGAGATGAAGTACAAGGGAACATTGACATGGCATTACAGTTAATGCAACAACAACGAGGACAATAATGAAAAAAAAGGAAAAGATAAATGCATCTGTCGATGGTAGAAGTTATACTGCTGAAGTTGAAGCTGATCTTAATAATAAAGCCTATGCTATTTTTGGTTCAGGGATTGGCAAACTGTTCCTTCAGTATTTGGAAAACATCACAACGGGCAACATTCATGGTGCTGGAACACAAATCGAAAGCCTTGCTCACTTTGAAGGTCAGAGGTGGATCGTGGCACTCATCAAGCATAGGACAGAACAAGGGAGGCTAAATGGCGAGCAAACCAACCAATCCTAAATTATATGCAAGAGCAAAAGCTATTGTCAAAGCTAGAGTCAAGAAATGGCCATCAGCATATGCTAGTGGTCAGCTTGTCCGTTTATACAAAAAAATGGGTGGTAAATATAGGTCAGCATGAGTCTAAAAAAATGGTTTGGTGAAAATTGGGTAGACATATCCACAAAGAAAGATGGCAAACACCCTAAGTGTGGTAGAAAGATGGGTGATGGTAGAAAATACCCTAAATGTGTACCATCATCAAAAGCTGCTAGAATGAGTGTTGCAGAAAAAAGAGCAGCTGTTGCAAGAAAGAGAAAGACAAACCCTGAGAGTGGTGGTAAAAAACCAACATATGCAAGGACGTAGATCATGGCAAAAACACCAGCATGGCAAAGAAAAGAGGGAAAGAATCCAAGTGGAGGACTCAATGCCAAAGGTAGAGCAAGTTTACGTCGTCAAGGGAAGAATATCAAACGTCCAGTTTCTGCGAAAGAAGCAAAGAAAAGTCCAAAAGCAGCTGCTAGACGAAGATCGTTCTGCAAAAGAATGATGGGAATGAAGAAGAAATTGACTAGTAAAAAAACTGCTAATGATCCAAATAGCAGAATTAATAAAGCATTAAGAAAGTGGGACTGTTAAATAGGAGAAGATATGTCTAATGAGCAAGAAGTCGTTACAGAAAGCAATGAAAGCCAAAGTGAACAAGAAGGAGTTGAAGTCCAGAGTGCAAAAGACTCAGGAGAGCAAAACGAAGTTGAACAAAAAGATTCAACCGAAAGACCTGAGTGGCTTGACAAAAAGTTTGAAACTCCTCAACAATTGCAAACAAGTTATAATCAATTGGAAACAAAATTTCATACAAGGCGTGATGAAATTAAAGCAGAACTTGTGGACGAGATTAACGAAGAGGCTTCCAAAGATGTTCCAGTAAGTCCAGCTGATTATCAAATTGCTATAAAAGATGAAGATGGTAATGATGTTCCAATACCTGAAGACGATCATATGCTTAACTGGTTTAGAGGTAAAGCACATGATATGGCTTTAACTCAAGATGAGTTTGGTGATTTTATCTCCGAGTATCTTTCAGAACAAGCAGTATCTGGGCCTGATTGGAATGTAGAGTCTGAAGCACTTGGTGAACACGCAGATAGAAGGCTTGAAAGAGTTGATGCTTGGGCAAATAATGTATTTACAGAAGAAGAATATAAAGTCTTTGCAGAAATTCCAGCTTCTGCTGGTATGGTTAAGTTGTTTGAAGGTATTATGGAACTTAATGGGCAACCAAAATTTAACATGACATCTACTACCGAGTTTCAGGAAACTGTTACTAGAGAAGATCTTATGGCTGCTCAAAGAGATCCAAAGTATTGGCAAAATGGTGGTGATCCAGCCCATGTAGCAAAAGTAAGAGCAATGTCAGCACAACTTGCTAAACAAAAACAAAGTAATGTGAATTAACAAACTTTATTTTTTCTGAAACATTGTAAGTACTAGAAGGCTCGTAGAACTACTTAGAGGCCCAGTAATGGAATAACTTCAAGGTAGTAGTGAAGCGAATAACCAGAATAGTATAAATGTTAACCTATAACGGAGGCTATAATGGCTGTAAATACCATAAGCACTTCCTTTATTGAGGAGTTTGAATCTGGAGTACACGTTGCTTATCAACGTATGGGTTCAAAACTGAGGAATACTGTTCGAACTAGAAATGGTGTTAAGAACAAAACAACATTCCAAAAAATCGGTAAAGGTTTTGCTACTACTAAGGCAAGACATGGTAACGTAGCACCAATGAATCTTGCACACACCAATGTATCTGTTACAGTTGAGGACTTCTTCGCTGGTGAGTGGGTCGATGATCTAGATCAGTTAAGAATTAACCATGACGAGATGCAAGTTGCACAACAATCAGGTGCATATGCTCTAGGTAGAAAAACTGATGAATTGATTCTAAATCAGATGACTACTACGACATCAGCACATGATGAAACTTCTAACGGAATAACTTTAACCTGGGCATTAGAGCTTATGGAAAAGTTTGGTAACAATAGTGTACCTGATGATGGTCAGAGATACGCAGTTGTTGGTTGGGAGCAATGGTCGCAACTTATGGCAATCGATCAATTCTCAAGAGCAGAATATGTCGGTGAAGCAGATCTTCCTTTTCCAAATGGCGTAACTGCCAAAAGATGGTTAGGCTTTATGTGGTTTGCACATTCAGGTTTAACTGAAACAAATGGATCAGGAGCAGCTGGTACAACACACAGAGAGTGTTTTGCTTACCACAGAGATGCTGTTGCTCATGCAATCGGTACAGATATCACTTCAAATATGCAATATCACAACGATAAAGACAGTTATTTTGTATTAAACAAAATGCAACAGAATGCAGTCTTAATCGATGCTGAGGGTGTATTTGAAATGGAACTAAAGAAATAGGAGGTAGACATGGCGTTAGTTCAAGCAGACTTAAGTTTAGTTTCCTATGCTGGTAATGGGTTCCATATCTGGAATTACAAATCTACTGGTGATGCTCTTAATACAATAGATGCTGCTGGATATTTCAATGCATTAGTCAATGAGATGAATGTTGGCGATGTAATATTTATCAATGCATCTAATGGTTTTGGTATCACAACTGTCGTGTCAAATGATGGATCGGCAATCGATACTGCTGATATTGTCAGTATGACTTCGGATAGTAGATAATGGCTAAGAAACCAACTAAATCTAAGGAGGTGGCTGAAAAAGCCACTTCCTACAATCATTCAGTAAGAACATCAAACGGAACTGTTTACACAATTAAGTTTGGAGATAAAGTAAAACTTGGGAGTAAAGTAGATGCCAAAGCATAGTCAACCTAAACGTCAAAATAAAATGATGGGTAAAAAGAAAAAGAATGGCAATGATGAGAGTATGCTAACTGCCAAGCAAAAGAGTTTACCTGATGATCTTAAGAAAAAAATTATAGAATCAAAAAAGAAGGAGATGGCGTAATGAAGAAAAAAGGCAAAGGTAAAGGTAAAGGTAGGGGTTACTAATGTATGGCAAGGGTGATAAATCCAAAAAAAATGTTTACAAAAAAACAATGGGATTTGTACATAGAGATACAACAAGTGTTGTTGAGGATTTTAAAGCTAATGTTGATTTACTCGAAGCTAGAGTAAAAAATACAATACAACAATCTGGTTTAGGCAAAAAAGAACCACATAAATCTATTGGTAATGGTAAATTTCAAAGACCTACTCCTTCGTATAAAAAAGATAAATATCAAGGACAAGTTGTAGGTAGAGAAATGAGTACCCTTTCAAGATATGGTAATAAATCTACAATGAACATGGATCCATTTGCAGTTCGTAAAGCAAGACGTAAATTAGTTAAAGGTACATAATGCCACAAACAGCCAAGACGGATATTGAAGTAGCACAAAGAGCTATGGTTATGGTGGGCATGGAACCACTTTCATCATTTACAGAGGGTACTGATGAAGCCTTAGTTATGAATACAAGCTACGAAGATATTGTCGAAGATTGTTTAGCACAAAACAATTGGAACTTTGCTACTGGTCAGAAAGTATTATCTAGACTAGCTGATACACCAGTAGATCGTTGGGCAGCTGCTTATGCCTTACCTACTGAACCAGCTGTTGTGCAAGTGCAAACTGTTACAATTGATGATACAGTTCAACAATATGATATATATGAAAGAGCAATTTATCTAAATGCAAATGAAAATGACAGAGTTGTTCTAAATTATATTTTCAGAGTAGATACACAATATTGGCCACCAGCATTTACTTTATGGGTTATATATCGCCTTGCATCAGTTTTGGCTTTGGCAGTTACGAGAAAAGGTGATATTGCAAGATCCTATAGCCAGTTAGCCGAGGTGCAGTTTAGAAGAGCAAAAGCAAGAGATGCACAACAGGTTACAACACAACAAGTTGCTCTCAGTAGATTTCATAAAATAAGACTTGGATCAGGTATTTATGCAAAGATCGAAGGAGAATCAACGAGTTGAATGAATGGCATTATTAAGACAATTTACTACAAATTTTTCATCAGGGGAGTTATCCCCTCTTTTGTCATCTAGGGTAGATGCCGAGGCTTACAGAAATGGTGCTTTTAGACTCCGTAACGTAAGGTTAAAGGCTCAAGGTGGTTGCACTAGAAGACCTGGGCTAAGATACCTTCAGACCCTCGCAAATGATGACTATCAGGCAGAACCATACGTTTATGATGAAGATGAAGCATATATTCTTCTTTTTAGTAATACAAAACTAAGAATTATAGATATTTCAGATCCAACAAATCTTTTACAAACAATAACAAGTTGTCCTTGGACTACTGCAATGATTGGCAGTTTAGTCGTAACTCAAAGTGGTGATACTATGTTTATTACTCACCCTGACATGGCTATGCAAGAATTGACAAGAACAAGTGCAACAAACTTTGCTAGATCAGCATACGAGTTTGACACATCATCAGGTATGAAGTTTCAACCATATAATAAATTTGCAGCTGGTAGTGTAACCATTACACCAAGTGGAACAAGTGGATCTGTTACATTAACTGCAAGTGCAACTGCATTTACATCATCGTACAATGGGCTTTATCTTAGACTAGTAGATTCAGCAAACACAGTACGTCATGCACTAATAACTGGTTACACAAGTGGCACAGTAGTTACTGCAACTTTATCAGGAGCTATAGCAAATACCAATGCTATCACAGAATGGGGTGAACCTGTTTTTAGTTCTGTAAGAGGCTTTGCAAGAACAGTAACTTTGCATGACCAAAGATTAATATTTGGGGGGAGCAGAGATTTACCAAACTTTCTATTTATGTCAAAAA